CCAGCAGATGACACCAACGGCGTGCTCATCGGCGAACTTCTCCCGGAGCACCTGCACGCTGGGCTCCTCCGAAATCTTCACAGCCAGGCCGGTGGGATCCAGGTAGAGCACAGCGCGTTTTCCTGCGGCCATGTCGGGCATACTCTGAGAGACATAGACATCGTGGCCGAACAGGCTGTAGCCCCACTTGGAAGTAGCGTCCTTGTTCAGCAGGTAGTTGCCGTCCCCGTCCTTCAGCTTCCGGATAGCCTTGCGGGTAGCCCGGCTCATCACCCAGATACAGTTGGCCTGGAGCGCGTCGGGGATGCTCTCCTGCAGGTCGATCAGCTCATCGGAGGTAATGGCGGTGGCGGCGGCCGCGGTGACACTGGCAGTTACCTTGGACAGGCCCTCGATCTTACTGGCAGTGCCGTTGATCAGCTCGTTCTCGATCCACTCCGCGACGGCCTCCGCCATCTTGCGGATAACATAGGACACGATGTCGAACTTGGAGTTGTTGACCAGGGAGATGGACACCTTGGTCAGCGCGCCTGCCAGGAAGCCGCTCAGGGAGATGCTGGTGAACTTGCCAGAAGTGGAGGTCAGCGCAGTGAACTCCGTAGCGTAGGCCATGGTGATCTTCTGGGTGGACTCATCGTAGCTGGGGATGGTCAGATTTCCACCCACATTGTAATGGGTCGCCCGCTGATACAGGGGAGAGATCTCCTTGACCATCCCGATAATCTTATTGGCGATGCCGGTGGGGATCACCGCGCCATTGTCCCCTACTGTCATATTGACCGCCTCTCGGGTTTCCAGCTCGGGAGCGATACCCCGGACGTAGCATTCAAAGGCGCGGTTCTCCAGCTCCTCCTGTGTGTGGGTCTCCTCCGCAGCGGCGGCGCGGCGCTCCACCTGGGATAGGGCCTGGCCCTGTTCCGCAGCATCCAGGGTAGCGTCGATGGAACGGACTTCGTCCAGGATCTTGCTATAAGAGGCCCGCTCCTCCTCGTTGAAAGCCCGGGTCTCCATCTGGCAGGTCGAAACCATGCCCTCCAGCCGGGCCATCAGTTCCACGCGGCGCTCAGACAGCTTCTTCAGGTCAAAAGGCTTCATATCACAGTCTCCTTTTCATCTTGTAAATTTCGATGGTTTTCTGTACACAAAACATAGCGCTCTCATCCGATGGAGACATCGTTGTCTCCTTGGTCTCCACGGTGCGCTCAGTCTGGCGGATGTAATCAACACTGTCTTCGAGTGGCTCGTCCATCCGGAATTCCACCAGAATGTCCCCGTCTTCGCGGGTCTCAATACTGGTAGCGATGTATGCGGGCGTTTTATCCAGGATGGAGACCTCCCTCAGCTCCAGTTCGTCCACAAACCTGCGCCGGGTGTCCTCCTCATCCACCTTCCAGTGATCCTTCTGCTTTACGAAGCCGAAGGACCAGCCGCGCAGCTCTTTCCGGTCTGCGGCGGCGATGACTTCCTCATCGGTCACTACCGCGTGGGCCCGCAGGCCGATGTTGTCCTCCCGGAGTTCCAGCTCGTCCTGATTGGCTGTGGAGCCCAGGGTCTTCTTGTGATCCCACCGAAGCTCTACCGGGGCGCCGGCTGACAGCGCCTTGGCAAAGGCTCCGGGCATAATCTGTTCGATATAGGGCCCCTGCTTGTCGTGGAGCACCCTGGAGTCCCGGCCCACCACATTGACATAGCCCCGGACCACCATACTCTTTCGGTCAGCTCGAATCTCTACCTGCATCCAATTCTCCCCCTCCTTTCTCCTCGACTTTTGCCCACTCTTTAGTGTTTGGCGTGTAAATCATCCTAGTACCCGGGTCGTAGATGACCGTATCCAGGCCCAGGCGGATAAATTTCAGCCCCAATGGGTCGCGTCCCTCCTCATACCTGACCTCATCCAGTTGCATCCACCCGTTCCTGACGGCTACCTCGTAAGCCTGATAGCGGGACAGCATGTCCGTGTTGTCCAAAACATCCAGGTCGATCTCAAAAGAAAATGTCTCCTTCTCGCTTTCCAGCAGACAATATCGATTGATTGCCGTCTGGAGAGCCTTGACTACTGGCTGAATCGCAAATCTGACGGTGTTTTTCAGATCCTCGGCAGTAGCGCCGCCCTCCAAAACAGAGGGGACAATGTGGAATATCTTAAAAATCTCGTGGTCATTGGTGGTTTTATTCTCGTTGAGCTGACTTTCCACCGCAGTCTGGCTGGCGTCCTGGAACTCTATGCCGTCATTCAGTACCACAACGGATTCCTCTGAGTCATTGCCGTACAAATTCCGCCAACTGTTTTTCAGTTGTTAGATCACATCTGTGGCCAGCCGGTTTTTTGCTTTCAAGAAGCCCTTTTTCCCGCCCGTACGCACCATGTGGTTCTCATAACGCAGGGCATTCAGCATCGTTTCCAGCTGTGTGGGGCTTTCTTCCACTACCCCGCAGCCGGCGGCCCCGTCCTTGGTGTTGCGAAGCATCCTGAACACCTGCCAAGAGGAGTAGCGTGCCCCTCCAATGTAAAACCTGGCGGTCTTATAGATTGGGTCTGCGCCTATCTCCGCGCTCACCTGCATAGGGTCAACATAGTACAGGCCGTCGATGCGGTTTCCGGCCCAGTTGACATAGGTGTATCCGTTCCCGGTGAGCAGGTAGTCCCGCACGAGCGTACATTTCCACTGAAAAGCATCCAGTAAGTCACCGGTCTCCTCGTTCAGGAGCCGGAGGCGGTAATCGCCCGTAACCTCCACGGAGTTCCCACCCTCCGTCCGGTAGAGCCGGATAGGCAGTGAGGCGATGGTCCCTGCAATAAATCCCACGCTGCTGCTGACTGCCGGGATGTTCAGCACATTTTTTACGGTAACCTTGGTGCCGCCTAAAATTGCCCGCAGCGCCGTGTCTATCTGCGCCTCGTTCAGAACCGTTTCCTGGGCCACCCTCTGTTCCTCTCTCCCCCTTAGCAAACTCCAAAAGCCTATGGCCTGTCACCTCCTCACAATACCTGGATGCCCCAGCTCATCTGAGCATTCGTCAGCAGATCAACCTGAACCAAATACACGGCGTCGATGGTGGCCATGACCATATCAACCTTGCCCGCCGACCGTTTTTTGTTTACGTATTTGTTCAGGTTTGTGTCTTCTGTACATCTGGCATTCTGAAAATTTATTTCCAGAAGCCGGTTTTCATCGTATTGGAACTGCCTTTGGAGCACTTTCTCCCGCAGCAGCTTCGTCGGGGCGTGGAGCACGGAGGAGTGCTGCTTGACCTCGACACACTCGATCCCCGCCGCCTCCAGCTTTTGCACCGTGGAGATGGCGTTGTACCGGTCGTACCCCACCTGCACGATCTCCACCCCGTACTTCTCCTGCAGCGATAGGATGAACCGTTCCACAAAGCCGTAGTCGATGACCTCATCCCCGCAGGCAAAGCAGTTTCCAGCAGTGATCAGCCTCTTGTAGTCCACGTCCTCTTTCGTGGCCTTGATCTCGGTCCGCCCAGACGGGATAAAGCCCCATGCCTTAGCGTAAAGCATGTCGCCCTCGACCGTGACCATGGATACGGCTGTGTTATCGTCAGACTGCGCCAGATCCAGGCCCACCCAGACCCGCCGACCGCTCCAGAAGCTGAGATCCTCCCGCCGCCGGCACCGCATGACCTTCTGTGCATCGATGTAGCCCTCCACACCCAGGCCCTTGTACATGATGTTGCAGTGCTTACACAGGAAGTTTTCCCGCTTGTTCTCATACAGGACCGCCATGGAGCGCAGATCCTTGATGGCCCGGAGCACCCCGGTATTGTTGACTGCGACGGGGTTCGCCTGGTAGAGAACCAGGTCGTTGGTCTCCCACTGCTTCCGGAGGGCGTCATCCGGCTCGTAGAGCAGGGAAAACACGTTCTCCCTGTCCAGGACCCGGTCCAGGACCTTTTTGGCGATATCGATCTCGTCGGTGAGGACGTTGTTGTCGTTCGGGTACTGGGTGGAGATGATGATACCCAGCTTATTGGCCAGCGTGATCTGGGAGGACCGCATGGCCTCCACCGGGTAGCTGTCCAGCGCGCCCGCCTCATCCGCCAGAAAGATATTGGCCAGGCGTCCATCCATGCCGTCGTTTGAGTACGCCAGGGGCATGTATTCGGTCTCTGTGACCAGGCAGGTGATCATGTCCCTCGTGACCTTGAAGTGCTTCACCAGCGCCGGCGAAACCTTGATGATCTTCCGTACCGCCAGCCGCAGCTCCGAGGACAGTTTGTAATCCGGCGCCACGGAGAAGAACCGGGAGAAGCGGGGCTCCGTCAGCAGCCCGATGATAAAGATCACCGCGCTATTGAAGGTCTTGAAGTTCTTTCTGGCGATCTCCAACAGCGCCGTCTCATAGAACCGCCTGTCGTCCTCCCGGCGAAGCGTACAGAACACCGCTACGATCAGGAACCAGGCATAGTCCTCCAGTCCCTTGTCCATGGTGCAGTGCAGGTCTGGATGGACCATCAGGCCGAGCAGACGGCAGATCTTCCGGTACGCCGGCTCGCTGACGTATGCCTCCTTGTGCTTCCCGTCGGCAATCTTCAGCCAAGCTTTCGCCTGGAGCTTTACATACCGTCCGACCTTCTGATTGCCCCGCTGCGTGCACCACTTGGCGTACTGATAAGCGCGGCTCGATTCAATCATCGGCCGCCAGGGCCTCCATCAGGGGGTCCCTGCTCTCCTTCGCCTTTTGTGCGGCCAGGCCGCCCAGCTTTGCCCTGGCCTGCGGTGACAGGCACAGCTCGCTGCACCCCCGCCACAGATCGCTCTGATACTTTGCCCGACTGCTCTGCAATGCGCTGTTAAGCAGCAGATCCGGGTCCTCGTCGATCATGCCGTTGATCGTCCGCAGCCGGTCCACGGCAACGGCCGTGCTCTCCAGCGCGAACACATCCATCCGGCCTAGGATCTCTCCGGCAGCCAGGCCGTCCACGATAAACCGGAAAATCTCCGCCTGACCGGCGGTGAGCCCAGCCGGGGGCTCCGGCTTCACCGCCTCCCCGCGCAGCTTGTCCTCTACAGACGTGCGGACCGCCGCGTCATTGCTGGCGATCGCCCCGGCCTTCACTTTCACCGATTTTGCGGGCCTCCCCCCCATCTGGTGCACCTCCTCCCCCTAAAATCTCATTTCTAAACTTCTTTGTGCTCAGAGGGCCGCAGTCGGTCTTGACACGAGCCGCCCCATGTAATGGCCCCCCACCGGGGGGATACCTGGGCCAGCGCATGCAGGTACTCCCGCGGTATCTTCCCTGCTTCTGCCATCTCATGATGACGCGAACAGCAGGTGACCAAATTGTCATCCTCCAGCCTCAAGTCGAACCGCTCCTCCAGTGGCTCGATGTGGTGAACCGATAGGTCCTGGTTTACCCCAGGCACCCCAAGCACTCCGTATCCTCCCGCATTGCACGCACGGCAAAGGTAAAAATCCCTCTTCAGGATCTGGATGCGCTTGCGCTGCCAGGCCCAACTCTTCCGGAAGTGATCCTCCTTGCTCGACCGTTTCTTACCCCGCTCTGGCTTTTTAGGGCAAATAAACCCAGCCGGATGAATCATCCCGCAATATGGACAAGACTTCAGCACAGCACCTTCACCCTTTCACACTCATCTTCGTGGAGCCGAGAGGCGGTATTGAGCCGCCACACGTCCACGGCGTTGTCCATGGCCGCCGCTTCCGCTTCTGCTACTGCACTCGGCATATGTGCGCTTCCCGCTTAATTGTCTGTCCAGGGAGATGACCTGGGCGTTGTGGAAGAGCGCCTTGGCGATTGCCAGCATCTGCATTTCCCCCGCAGTCAGGCGGCTGGCCATGTCCTCGGCCCGGAAGCTGCATTTCAGCCGGTCAAGGATCTGATTCACGGAC